CATTAGACAACCTTGTTGCAGCATGCAAACCGTGCAACAGTTCACGCGGCGCTCGATACGGAAACCTCAAACGCAAAAACATATACGAGCCCGTTCAAACAGTAAACATAAACAAAATGCATGAATATGCATCAAACAGTTTTTTTATACAAAACACAGACGCCCCCGACTCGGCTGAATCCTTATTTTATAAGGGTTTGCCACGACCAGCCGAGATTGGCGCTGACCAGCCGATGCATAAACATACAGCGCCTTATCAGCCAAGATTAGAAACTTTGGTTGACCGGCGAGGTCAGTTTTTGAGTAAGGGTTTGGCAAGTTGGGCGCAAGAATATTTGCATTGTGAGTTGATGGATTGGCAAAAGTATGTTGCCGGTGGTGTTTTGGCGCATGATGAACACGGCGATTTGCTTGCGCGTCAGGCGTTGGTGTCGGTCGCTCGACAGAACGGTAAATCTAAATTGCTTGAAGCGCTTGTGGGTTTTTGGGCAACCGAGATGCCTAAATTGCGTGGCGAACCGCAAACGATCATTACTACAGCCCACAAACTTGATTTGGCGTACGAATTGTTTAGCAAAGTTGCCCCAATTCTTGAACAGCATTTTGGCGCGATCTTGACGTGGGCTATTGGTCGTAACGAAGCCAATTTGCCTGACGGCACACGTTGGCTGGTACGTGCCGCAACACCGACATCGTTTCACGGGTTAACGGCTGATCTAGTTTGCATTGATGAGTTGTGGGCCGTGTCAAGCGACGCGGTGTCAATCGGTTTGTTGCCGACGATGCGTACTCGACGTAGCCCCATGCTATTTATGACCAGCACTAGCGGCGACGAGTCAAGCACCGAAATGCAAAAATGGCGTGAACAGGGTTTGCGTGCGATAGACGAAAAAACTAGATCGTCGTTATATTTTGCCGAGTTCAGCCCACCGTCAACCCTTGACCCGTTAACCGTTGACGCATGGCTACTAGCCAACCCTGCAATCGGTCACACGCTAAGCGTCAAAGTATTAGAAGCCGAAGCCGAGCAACCAAACCGCAACGCGTTTCTACGCTCAAGCGTCAATTTGTGGACAGCCAGCGCAAACGGCTGGCTACAACCCGGCGTTTGGGAAAACTTGAAAACCGATTTGCCAATGCCAGCCGGCGGTGTGCTGGCAATCGAGCAATCACAAGACGAATGCAGATTTGTGGGCGTGCGTGCAGCGATAAACGCACACGGACACATACAGGTATGCCAACAATTTGTTAAAGACACACTTGCCGAATGTTGGGCAGCGGTCGAGGAAATATGCAAAGACACAACGACCCGTTTGTTGATTACGCCTGCGTTTGAAATGACGATGCCACAAAAGTTTGCGTATAGATCATCAATGGTCGGCAACCGCGAACTAATGCGCTGGACAGTCGTGGCCCGACAGGCAATTATTGAGGGTCGCGTCAGGCATGACGGGTCATCGTTATTAACTCAGCATTGCGCTCGAGCGGTAGCGGTCAAAAATCAGGGTGCGTTAACTTTGTCGTCGCTACGATCACCCGGCCCAATTGAATTTGCACGATGTTTGGTGTTCGCTATTGCAATGGTTAACAAGCCAGTTGCGTTAGGTAAACCGATGATCGTGACAGCCAGTCGCTAACGTATTGTCGGGCGGCCGCTGATGCCTTACTTTCTCGGTTACGGATTGGCGGTCGCCTATACACATTGGTGATTTAGTTTGGTGGCATACTTAGCGCATGGGCATTTTTAACCGCACCGTAAACAAAGCAGCAATCTCACCGCAACCAACTAAAGCAGCCGCAGCCGGTAGCGGATACGTTGGGCAAAACGCAGGCGCAAATTCAATCGGACAGTATTACAACTATGTTGAAGGCACAGCGCGTAATCGTGCAATGTCTCAAACGGCGGTGAGTCGCTCAAGAGACCTTATGGCAAGCGTTATTGGTTGCATGAACTTAAAGATGTACACCGAAATGTGGAACGGCGAAGAAATGGAAAAGATGCCGTTAGCGCCGCGCACTTGGTTGCGACGCATAGACCCAAGCGTGCCAAACAATTTTATTTTGTCATGGACATTTGACGATCTATTTTTTTACGGTCGCGCATTTTGGTATATCACGTCACGCACCGCAGACGGATATCCAGCATCGTATAGCCGTTTGCCTTCCGCGATGTGTCAGACGCTCGATCAGTCTGGTCCCGTCTGGTTTGCACCGTCTAAACAAATTGTGTTTAACGGCGCTGAACTTGACCCAGCAAACGTTGTGCAATTTTTGTCGCCGATACAAGGCATTGTTTACATGTCAGAACAATCAATCGCTACAGCGTTAAAACTTGAAGCGGCACGTTACCGCAATGCGTCATCGGCGATACCGGCAGGCATTTTGCGTCAAACTGGTGGCGAACCATTGAGCGCACAAGAGTTAGCCGATCTTGCAGCGGCGTTTAATGTCGCACGCGAAACAAATCAAACAGCGGCGTTAAATGAATTTGTTACATACACCGAGACGCTTACATCGCCTGACAAAATGTTGCTAATTGAAAGCGCAAATTTTTCTGCAATGGAAATGGCACGTTTGTGCAATACTCCGCCATACTTATTGGGATTGAGCGTTGGCTCGTATTCATATCAATCAAGTGCCGAGTCGCGCATGGATTTGTGGACATTTGGCGTACGCGCATACGCAGATTGCATTACTGGCACACTCAGCCAAAACAACATTTTGCCAAACGGCACTTATGTTGAATTTGACGTTGAGCAATATCTCACCGGCGAATACTCGATGGGCGACGATCGAGATACACAAACCGAAACAAACGAAAGAGTAGTATCACCAACATGATCAGATTAACCCCCACACAGATCACGGTTGACGCAGCGGCGGCAGAGGGTTTGCCGTCGCGCTCAATCTCAGGCGTAGCCGTCACATACGACGAAACAGCAACAATTTCTGACGGCACAAAAGTACGATTTATACAGGGGTCGTTGCCAGTCACGGGGCGCGACCCGAAAATTCTTGGCCAGCATGACAGCAATCAGATTGTCGGCAAAGTAGTTGAGCGCGTGGACACGCCACAGGGCATGATGTTTACGGCCAAGATTAGCGCCACTCGACTGGGCGACGAATATATGACACTTATGGTTGACAAAGTTATTGACGCGGTATCGGTAGGCGTAACGCCAACAAAGTTTAGTTATGACGAGGAAGGCGTGATGATCGTTGAGGCGGCCACATGGCAAGAATTGTCGCTGGTCAGCGAAGGCGCGTTTAGCGGTGCGATCATTGAGCGCGTTGCAGCCAGCGCACCCGACGAAACAGCCGTTGAGAGTATCCACCAAACTGAGCCAGTAGTAGAGTTAATATCAGATCAAGAGACAACAAAGGAAACAGACATGACCGACAAAATCGAAACACCAGTAGTTGAAGCAGCGACCGCAACAGTTGAAAAACTTTGGGCGCAACCAAAACAAGAATTTAAGATGCCAACACCGGGCGAATACTTTGCCGCGATGACGATTGGTGGCGACACGTTTCGCAAAGTAAACGAAGCATACAAATTTGCTGCCGCTAAAAATCAGTCAGCATTGCAATTTGCTTTGGCACAAGATTTGACAACTGACACACCGGGTTTGCTTCCGCAGCCGGTTTTGGGCAATATTTTCTTGAATTACAATGCGACTAGACCTGTTGTTTCAGCAATCGGTACTCGAGCAATGCCAAACGGACAAGGTAAATCGTTTACTCGCCCGATCATTACTCAGCACACCGCAGCAGGCGTACAAACTGAAGGCGCAGAAGTAACAAACCAAAAAATGACGCTTAGCGCAAATACGGTTACACGTAGCACCGTTGCAGGTGGCGTGTTTATCTCGCAACAAGACATTGACTTCACCGATCCAGCAGCGCTTAACGCGATCTTGACAGACTTGCAAGGTCAGTACCTTAAAGAGACTGACAACATTGCGGCCGATGCTTGCAATACTGCAAAACAGACATCAGGTTTTACTTGGACAGTTACAGCAGGTGACCCGACATCACTTATGGCAGCGTTGTACGGTTGCGCGTTTAACATCAGCAACTCAACAAACTTGTTTGCAACTCATTTGCTTGTAAGCGTTGACGTGTGGCAAAAACTTGGCGGTCAACTTGACGCAGACAAGCGCCCACTATTTCCAGCAATCGGCGCACCGGGTCTTATCGGTCAAAACACATTGGGCGCAGGTTCGGCCGCATCATGGTCAGGAATGAACCCAATGGGACTTGAGATCGTCGTTGACGGCAACTTTGCGTCAGGCACAATGCTTGTCGTACACGCCCCAGCAATCGAGTTCTACGAACAGCAACGCGGCATCATGCGAGTTCAAGACCCAGCACTTTTGGGCGAGAACTTTTCGTACTACGGTTACTTTGCGACATTCTTTCAAGATGCAACAGACGCAACCGCAGGCTCACGCTTCGTACAGTCGATCACAGTCGCCTAGTCGTAAGCGGCAAAACCGCTCATGGCAACATACGCAACAGCAAGCAAACAATTAACAGATAACTACGCCTGCATATCTACGCTTGAGCCAACCGACATACAGGTTGGCGACAGCGTAGTTGTAGGCGCGTTAGGCGCACCGTTTAACGGCACGTACACCGTGTTGGCATGTCCGCAATATCGGTACGTTGGCGTTGACGGTACGACAGGCGAATTTATTTATGACGTCACCGTTGCTGTACCTAATCAAATTTTGTTTGCGTGTACTGGTAGCGACGTTGATTTTGTTGCGATCTACACAGGCACAGTTGCGTTTACACCAACCTGCTTATGGATAACGGCAACAGACATTGAGGATTGGATAGGCATTGGCACAGCGACAGCGGCCGACACAACATTTTTAACAATTTGTGCAGCCGCCGCTAACGCGTTTTGTTTTCGTCGAAGGCAAGAAGTTGGCTACTCGGACTCGCTAACGACCGTTCCAAGTCAAGACGTGAAATTGGCAACCGTTATGTACGGCGGCGCGTTGTACCGTCAGCGCGGTTCAATAACCGATTTTGCGTCGTTTGACGGCATGTCAACTGGCTCGACTAGCGGTCTATCGCCATTGGTCAAACAGTTGTTAGGCGTTGATAGACCACAGGTTGCCTAATGCCAGTTGCATTTACCGATTTGTTTAACGAGGCGCTAGACGATCTCACAGCCACGCTGACAGCCGTTAGTGGCTTACAGGTAGTAAACGACCCTAGAAACCTTGTGCCCCCATGCGTGTTTATTGACGCACCGTCATTTGACGCGTTTAACTACAACATTGTCAAACTAATGTTTCCAGTCAAAATTATCACTCTCGGCCCAGCCAACCTAGACGCGCAACGGTCACTATTAAACATCATGTCAAAAGTGCTTGCCGCCAACATTGCCGTAACAGACGGCAGACCCATCACTACAATCATTGGTGGCGTCGAATATCCAAGTTACGAAGTAACTGCAAACGTTCAAGCGCAAACAGCATAGGAAACCAACATGGCAAACTACATAGTTACATCGGCAAGACTGGCAGGTTTTAAGCCGGGCGACATTGTGACCGACAGCGATCTAGACGGCTCGAGGATTGACGCCCTAATTGAAGCCGGTCATATATCCACGCAGACCGTCAAAAAATCTGCTAAAACTAAAGACACAGACGAAAAGGAATAAATCATGGCGACAAGTGTTTATCTCAGCAACCCGAGCGTGACCGTGAACAGCGTTGATTTGCGCGACCAATGCACAAGCGCAACAGTTAACTACGTTTACGAACAATTAGAGACAACCTCATTTGGTGACACAGCACGCAAATTTGGTGGTGCAGCGGTGACATCGTTGCAAAACAACAGCATTGAGATTGAGTTGTATCAATCGTATGCAGGGTCTGAAACTGAGGCAACGATCTACGGTTTGGTTGGCATCACAACAAACGTTGTGATCGCACCTGCAACTGGTACTGCATCAGCAACCAATCCAATTTACACGTTGACTGGTTGCTATCTCGAGTCGCACACACCGATCAATGCATCGCTTGGCGAACTCTCAACTATCACGCTAACTTTTACAGGCGGCGTACTTACTAAAGCCGTAAGCGCGTGATCGCGCGGCATTGGCCGCTGAGAACTAACAAAACAAGACCAACCGGGAAGGTACACGCATGCAATTAACACTCAAAGTCACATTTGATGACCGCGTAGAAACAGTCACCACAAACATGATGACCATTGTTATGTGGGAAAGAAAATACAAACGCAAAGCATCACAAATCGCTGACGGCATCGGTGTCGAGGACTTGTCGTACTTGGCGTACGAAGCATCACGAACACAAGGCATCGTCGTACCAGCACTACTTGACGATTACATCAGACAAATCAAAAATTTAGAAGTGGTGGACTCAAACGACCCAAAAGTAAACGCGGTTCATACCGCTACGGATTAGCGCAGATACTTGTGGCAACCGGGTTTTGGCCGTCAGAAATAACATTTGAGTTAGACGACATGAACACGGTCATTGAACTAATCAATAAAGAACGCAAAGCACGCTGATGGTCACAGAATACGTCATACCTGAAATACACGGCATCAAAGAAGCGCTAGCCGAACTTAACTCGTTTGACAAGGTTTACCGCAAACAAATAACCAAAGACATTCAACGCGCAGGCGTAAAAATCATTTCGGCGGCACGCGAACTAATCCCGTCATTTCCTAACAGCAAAGGCAACGGTGCGCCATTATCGGGCATGGTACGCGGCTCAATGATTAAGGGTCGTGACGTGCGCTGGTCAAACGAAAAAGTGCGTGGCGGTTTTAAAATTAAAGTCGGGCAATCGGCACGCAAAGATCGAGTCGTGCAATTTGCTGGCAAAGACAAAGTATTTTTTAAAGGCACGCCTTATCAATTAATGGTTATCCAACAAAAAGACGCGGCAGGCGCTATCTACGACCATGCAGGTATTCGCTCAAGCGACACAACATTTGTTGCCAATCTAAACGTTGAGGAAGGCAGAGCGCCACGCGCACTCGACATAGCGGTAGAACGCAACCGGGCCGAAGTAGAACACGAAGTTTTATTGATCGTTGAAAAAGTGATGACAAAGTTAAACAAAAACATGCAGGTAAAACATGGCAATTAATATCCCAATTATTTCGTCGCTTGACTCTAAAGGGTTTGATAAAGCAATCGCAGAATTCAAATCGTTAGAGGGCGCGTCAGCCAAAACAGCGTTCGCGTTAAAAAAAGCGTTTGTACCAGCCGTAGCGGTGTTAGGTGGTTTAGCGGCGGCGGCAGGGCCAGCCGTCAGCGCAGCCAGCGATCTAAACGAAACAATGAGCAAAACCAGCGTCATTTTTGGCGACGCAGACGAAGCGTTGTTTTCGTTTGCTGAAACAGCCGCAACGTCGTTGGGTCAAACTAAACAACAGGCGTTAGACGCAGCCGCCACGTTTGGCACGTTTGGTAAGGCAGCCGGGTTAAGCGGTCAAGAGTTGGCAGGGTTCAGCACCGATTTTACAAAACTTGCGTCAGACTTATCGTCGTTTAATAACAGCACGCCACAGGAAGCCATTGATGCGCTCGGTGCGGCGTTGCGTGGCGAGTCTGAGCCATTGCGCCGTTTCGGTGTTTTGTTATCGGCTGACGCAATCGCAGCCGAAGCGCTACGCATGGGTTTAGTTACCACAACTGTCAACTCAGAAGATTTAGCAGTTGCAACAGCCAAAGTAAATATTGCGTTTGAAAAACACAACCAAACATTAGAAAAATATGGCGAAGGCTCACTCGAAGCGCAGCAATCCGCGTTGGCGTTATCGCAAGCCGAATCTCGACTCAACGCAGAAGTCGAAGGCACTAACGACAAACTGACCGCACAACAAAAAACGCTTGCAACTCAATCGTTAATTATGAACGCAACAAAAGACGCGCAAGGCGACTTTGCAAGAACTAGCGACGGGCTCGCAAACAGTCAACGTGTTTTGACCGCACAAATGAAAGACCTACAAACAAACATGGGGCAAATTTTGTTGCCCGTAGTCGAAACGGCCGTGTCATTTTTCAGCGATTTCACGGGCGTGCTGGCAGGCAATCAGACAGTCATGGTTGCGGTTATCGGTGTTATAGCAACATTTGCCGCAGCGATCGTAGCCATAAACCTTGCAATGAAAATTTATGTAGCAACAACAAAAGCAGCCGCCGCCGCACAAGCCGCATTTAATTTTATTATGGCGGCAAACCCAATTGCGTTGGTAATTATTGCAGTTGCAGCGTTTGTTGCAGCGCTCATCGTGCTAGAAAAACGTTTTGGCATTATTAGTAAAGGTTTTGAATTATTTAGCGAAGGTTTTAACACGTTCATTATTAACCCGATCAAAACAGCGATTCGATTTATAGGCGATCTGTTAGGGGCGCTAAAAAAAATACCGGGCGTTGGTTCTATTGGCAATTTTTTAGGCGGTATCAATATTCCGGGTTTTGCTGACGGTGGCATTGTCACTCGACCTACGTTGGCAATGGTTGGCGAAAAAGGCCCAGAAGCAATCGTGCCGTTAAATCGTGGCGGCGGTGTTGGCGGTGTCACCGTAAACGTGACGGGTGGTTTAGCAACCAGCGCCGAGATTGGGCAGGCGGTCGTTAACGCTATTCGTGCCTATAACAGGTCGGCAGGGCCAGCACAGATACAGGTTGCGTAATGGCAGGCACAGCCGTTGTCGGTGCAGGCAACTACACGCTCGAGATTGACACAGGGTTTATACAAGACGCATTTATTCTTGATGACCCAGTTGCAGGCGTACTTGACAACACGCAATATGTATTAGACGGCACAACAAATTTTGCTGACGTAACAACAGGCATTAACAGCGTAAACGTTAAACGCGGTAGGCGTGACGTGGGCGATCAATTTAGTGCCGGCACGATGACGTTTAACATGCTTGACACGACAGGCATTTTTAACCCGTTTGACACGCTGAGCCCATACTTTGACCCAGCGACAGCGCAACCGGGTCTTGCACCAATGCGTCGAGTGCGCTTAGCGCGCTACTCAAACACAAACGTCAAAGAGTTATTGTTTGCCGGTTTTGTTGTGAATTACGAGTACAACTTTCAATTAGGCGGTTTGGACACGGTGACGGTTTATTGTGCAGACGATTTTTATTTGTTGGCACAAACATTTCTTGCAGAATTTAACGTGTCAGAACAGTTGTCTAGCGCTCGACTAACAGCCGTACTCAATTTGCCTGAGGTTGACTTTCCGATTGGGCAACGCAACATTTCTACAGGCACACAAACGCTTGGCGGCGCGGCAGCGTTTACGGTTGACGAAGGCACGAACACGCTTGACTATTGCAACCAAATTAACTTGGCTGAGCAAGGTCGTTTGTTTATGGCACGTGACGGCGATCTAACATTTCAACCACGCATAGGCAACACGTTAAGCGCGTCAGTTGCAGATTTTCATGACGACAACACAAACATACCGTACGACTCGGTAGGCATCACGTTTGAGGCAGATCAAGTTGTTAACCGTGC